GCCGAACTCATTAAAGCTTCATCATCAGCTATAGAAACTCTAAACAAACTTCATGTAGCTAAAGAAAGAAATGAGACACAGCTTGAAGTTAAGAAGATAGACGTACAAAGTAAGGAGCGTATCAATATTGCAGACAATCAAGCTAAGATTCTTCTTTCAAGAGAAGATATAATGAACGCTCTTTTAGATGACGATAAGGACGTTATTGACGTTTAAAAATTTATTCTAGGTAACTGCAGCACCTAATCCTTTATTATCTTTATAACGAGTTTCATACTGAGCAAGTGGACCATCTCTAGTGCCTTTAACTTCTACGTCTTCTACATTCTTAAGATTGTCAGTTATGGTATCTATCAACTCTTGTATAAATTCATCTTCGGTAATCTCTAAATCCATTCCAAGCTTTTTAAGATCGTTAGCAATAGTTTTAGCTGAATTATTAATGTACGATCTATATTTAGCTTCCTGACTTGATCTAATACCTGCTGCAGTATCTTCTTTTCCGCTTTTAGTCAGCTCTGCTCCTTTTTTAGCTAGACCTCCTTTTGAAGCATCTACACCTAAGGCTTTTCCTCCAAGCTCAGCAGTTTTACTTAAAACATCACCTGCTACGCCTTTTGCTGCACCTGTTACTCTATCTTTTACTCCTTTTACAGCACCAGCAGCTTGGCTAGCTTTAATTCTATCAACAAGTCCTTCATTAACTTTAGTATAAGCTTCTGCAATTAAAATTTGATCGTTTTTAGTCATTTTATTATTAAACTGAACTTGGACCAGGAGTTAGATCACTTAAGTATTGCTGTGTATATGAAGTAGCAGCAGGTGATGGAGTAACTGCGTCAGACGGAATATCTGTATTACTATCTGGAAGTGTTCTTTCTGTATCTTCTAAACTGTCATTACCTCTATCAGTCTTATTAGCAATGTTATCATACTTTTCTACCTCTTCAGGTTTAATATTGACATCGCTTTTTCTTCTTTGAGCATCCGGAATAGGAGGTAGGTTAGGATAAAACTCAACTGACTGACCTAAAGTACTAGGAATTGAAACGTGATGAGTGTATCTCCCACCGCCAGAATCTAATGCTAAGTCTAGCACCACATCTAAAGTAGTAGTATCAGAATTTGCAGGATATCGAGCAGATGTTGTATCTTTAATTCCTACTACTCTTACATTGAGACCTGAGTCAATCATCTGCTGAAGTAACTCTTGCGTATTAGAACCAAGAGCTTTAAATTCGTCTGTACTCTTAAAATTATCGTTAAACTTAAAACAATCACCTACGAGGAACCCTCCACGCTCGTATCTTCTCATATATGATTCATGCAGATTAATAAACTTTTTTTCAGCCATAATATTATTTATGCTACCTTGCATAGAATCATACAGTTCGAGCTGCTAATCTTTAAGAAACTCTGCTAAAGTATGGTATGCTGTAAATACTTCAATTTGATCTTGAGTAGCTTCTCCTAAATCTTCTTCTATTTCGAAAGAATGTGAAGTAGCTACCACTTTCTTCATTACCCATCTATTATTTTTTAAGTATACATCTCCAAATAACATTGAAGGTAGTTCTAATTTTTCATAAACTGCACTTTTTACTGCATCTGCTAATTCTAAATTAGAGATATCAACACTTATATTAGCTTTACCATTAACGACCATAATCTAATTATATTATAGTTCCTTTATCCTGATATGCTACATTAAATATAATAAATGGCTCTCATTAAACTAACAGATATTGCAGCTAGTAATTTAGATAATTCTTCATTAGAGAGAGGTTACTTATATAAAGATTTATTTTTAGATTTGGAGACTTCAGTCTACTACAATAAACAACTTAATAAGAACTCTATACTAAAGGATGTTCAGGCGTCGTTTGATGAAAATGCTATTCGTAATAGTATAACTAACATCTTTTTAACTGCTCCAGGACAAAAAATTTTAAGTCCTGAATTTGGATTAGACCTTAGAAGATATTTATTTGAGCCTATTTCAGACTTTAATGCATTTGCTATTAAAGACGATATTGATAATCGATTACCAATAATGGAGCCACGTGTTGAGGTAGAAAATGTAGAAGTTGTTCCTTTACCAGATGATAATGAATATATTATCTCTCTACAAATTAACATACCTTCCTTAAATGTGTATGGTTTATCACTAAGATCAGCATTAAATAACAATGGGTATTTTATATTTTAATTATTATGGCAACTTCATCAGATAAAGATAACGAATTTTTAGACTTTAGCTTACCACAAAATGCATATGCAGCTTTTGATGCAGTAAGCTTAAAAGATTATATAGTCAATAGACTTAATACAAATGAAAAGTTTACAGATCAAAACTATGACGGTAGTAACTTGGCAGCAGTAATTGATATTATAGCTTATTCTTACCATGTATTGTTATTTTATTTAAATAATACAGCATCTGAGGTTAATTTTGATCAAGCTTCAATCTATGAAAACATGAATAAGATTGTAAAGCTTATAGGTTATAAACCAGCTGGAAAACAGACTTCAATAGTTCCTATAAACGCAGTAGGCTCTTCTTCTATGGCTGTGGGTAATTATACTATTAGAAAAAATTCTTATTTTCTAGCTGATGGTATACAATATAATTTTATTAAAGACTATTCATTTAATAAAACTACTAGTAGTTCTGAGACTATAAAGACTTTAAATGATACAGTTGTTCTTTACCAAGGATCAATAAAAGAATATCCGGATTATAATGCGCAAGGTGAAGAGTTTGAAACGTTACCTATAGTTGTAAAAAATATTGTTGATAATAATACTCAAAAGTTTATAGCAGATAATACTATAGATGTATATGTAAAAGAAGTATCAAATAATACATATTATCTCTACAAAGAAGTTGAAAGTTTATACTTATCAAGTTCTAATGATAGAGTATATGAAAGAAGATTAAATGAAAATGGATTTTACGAAATAAAATTTGGTAGTGGAGTTTTTGGAAAAAAATTAGCTGAGGGTGATATTGTTTCAGTAAATTATATTCAATCAGATAATACGGAGGGTATTATAAGTAAGAATATTATTAATGGTAATAAGCTATTTGTTTATGACTCTTTAAGACAAAGACAAATCTTTAATGATACCTTTGCTAATAAGGATGAAACTACCTTTATAGATATAACAAACAGTTCTTTATTAACAATTAATAATCCTCAAAATTCAACTTCACTATCAGATGAAGAAACGGTTGATCAAATTAGAAAAAATGCTCCTAAAGCTTTTGCTTCGCAACTTAGATTAGTTACTGAATCAGACTATGAAGCATTTATAGCAAAAAATTTAGCAAATGTAGTTAACAGTGTAAAAGTAGCTAATAATGATTCATACATAAACGAATATATTCAATATTTTTATAATATTTGTATTGATCCTAATAAAGTAAACAGAGTCTTAATTAACCAAATTAATTTTGCTGATGCGTGTGATTTCAACAATATAAATGTTTTCTGTGCTCCTACTTTTACTATTTCGCAAGATAAATCTTTTCCACCTTATCTATCTGAATCTTTTAAAAATTTACTTGTAGAGACATGTAACGAGCGAAAGATGGTTTCAAATACAGTTGTTCCACGCGATCCAGTTTATATGGCTTTTGGATTAGGTTTTACTAATTCAGCAGATTTAACTTTAGATCTATTAGATGAAACATCACTGTACATAGTTAGAGAGGTTAACAATAAAATAAACAAAGATACATTAAAATCAAGAGTTGGGAATCTTATCAAAGCGTTTTTTGATCCAAGTAGTAATGATCTTGGACAAAAATTAAGCTTTAGTGAGTTAACTAATGATATATTATCAATTGAAGGAGTAAAGAGAATATTTACTAAGAATGATTCAAATGATAGTAGCATTGATACAGTTTCATTTTTATCGTTTAATCCAGTTTATGAAACTAGTGATATTAGTATAGTTAATCAAGACATTACTTTACCTTACTTTAAGTTTCCGTATATGTATTCACCACTTTCTATATCTAATCGTATTAAAGTAATAGATGAGTAATATTAAAACAGATTATGCTCTTTTTGATGTAGTTGATTATAAAGGGGAGAATAAACTCTCTTCTTATAATCTTGATATTACACCACTCACTTTTAAAGCGAGGATACCTGAAGATGATGGTACTGATATACCTTTAAACGATAAGCGTGTTACTTTTGATTTCGGTGATGGTAGTTTTGGTAACAGTGTTTCAAGCGTACATGCATATGAATATCCAGGTGAGTATACTGTACGAATGATTATAAGAGATTGTAAAAACAATTCGGTTTTAGCTTCTTATAGTACACCAGTACAGATTCATGATTATATTATAAACACATTTGATATAGATATACCTAATAATGCAGATTTTTTAACCCTTTCAGCAGGTCAATTTTCCGGGCCATTAACTGTTACAGCTCAAACACCTTTTTATCAAGATTTTCAAGATATATATTATAGCACATCAGGATGCGATTTTGATAATTATTTCAACTTAGCTAAAAATAAATTTAACAGTTTAAAAAAATACTTTTCGATTTACGAAAAAGTATATTTACCTACACTTTCGAGTTTTGAGTATATAGAATTAAAAAAATTAAGCTTGTCTTCTACAGATATATATGCTAGAATTGATTCTAGTAATATTGTTTATGGATTAAGCTCTAGTTTGTCTAGCGTATACGCTGGTAGCTCGGGTACTAAGGATATATATCTTAAAACAGAAGATCAATCTGATACATTTAATGTATCATTCTTTAAGGACAGAGAAAATATTTTTGCAAATAGTTTAAAGGGTTATAAGAATAACAACTATACTAATAACTTTAATATTTCGATATCAGCATTCGTAGGTGCTACTTCAGGACAAACTTTAAGCTCTATAAAATTTTCTTCAAATGGTATATTAGGTGAAGATATTGAAAAAGATCCATTTCCAGTTAGTAAGACTCAATATAAAGGTTTAGAGATACCCTTCATAATTACTCCAGTTAATAATAATAATTATACTATGAAGAGTTTAACTGCAGGTACCCCTACTTTTGTAGTGTTATCTGGAGCATCGAGTAATGTTTATAAACTATCTAACATTGTACCATCTTCTTATTATACAATATCTGATTTAGCTAACTCTCTCTCATCAGTTGATACTAATTTTTGGTATAGAGGCGTTTTAACTTTTAATGACAATCTCTCTGCAACTGCTACAAGAATTACTCTTAGCGCAAGAAATACTTATACATATAATACTAACAGTTCTCTTCTATCAACTGTTAACGGTCAAGTAACTTTAACTGCTTACCCTAAAAATTATTATGATTTTTACAAACATAATGAAGATTTTGATTTCGAAAGAACAATAAAGGATTTACGTTTCCAGGAAATATTATTAGATAAAAATATATTTTTCGATGATTTTATAGGTACCATATTTGGCGATGTTAGTAGTAGACATGATATTCTAGGTAAAAAGTTATATGAGAAAGTATTTAACTTTGTTTCTAATAATTCAGATATAGATATATGCGATATTAATTCGCTTATTAGTATGGCGAGTATGACTGATGATTATGGTATAGTTTTTGATAGAGCTTTAGCTCAAGAACCTGCTGAAGTAAAGAGGTTTTTAGATATACTAAGTGTAAGTTATAATAAGTTTAGAGGAGGTAAAAATAAATTTGATGAAAACTTTGATCCTCAAGGAACTACTACAAAAACTATCTATGGTAAAAATTTAGGTGAACAAATTGACTCACTAACGTATGAGGTTACAGCGGGAAGTGATTTAGTCGCTTATGAAAAATTTAGTGACACATATCATCGGTTGAATACATTTCAACCTATAAGTGCTTTAAGCGGTATAAACTCAGGTTCTGAATCCGGAGCAAAGAATACAAACACATACATGCTTAGTGATTACAGTAATCAATCTAATAACGCGTCGTTAAGTGGAGGTGATAACTGGGGTTGGAGTTTAATCTTACCATCATCTTACAATATTGAAACTGTCAATACATTTTACGAGTTTTATAGTCTATCTGCTGTTTATGATGATACAGTATTAAGCGGATTAGTCGATTACAGTAACGGCTTAACTACTGTTGATTTTACCTCACCTTTAAGTAGTTTAGAAGGAGAAAATAATATCTTTGATATTGTTATACGAAATTCATTATTTAGTAGTCTATCCCTGTTCTAAGGATAAATATGTTTAATGGATAACATTACTACAGGGTTTCCAAACGTAAATCAATCAATCACTAATCCTAATGTTAATAGTGATGAAGCTTTGGATAAATTTGCTCCTTATACTTTTCTGCAATTTATTGAAATAGTAAGCGAAAGTTATAAGCCTGAGACTTTAACCGCTTTTTACAATAATTATCTTAATAAATGGAATACAAGAAACACGGGGTTAGGTAGTGTAAAGACTACTAATATAATAGATAGATATAGAGATTTTTTAAAGGATATAACATTAAATTTTTCTTCTAATGCTGAAAAGAAATTTTTAACTCAATTAGATTTTACTGACAAATATGATTTGCAAATAGCAATGTCATTTTTTAGTAAAAAAATTAGAAATATAATTAGCTATTATAAAAAGAAAAGAAATACATTACATTACTCTTTAACTAAGAGCAAAGTAAAAGGTAGTAGTATAGGTGTTGAGCAAGCTTCAAAAGATCTTATTATTGATTTTCTTGAAAATAGAAGTACGGGTAATATTGATTATAATATTGATAACATAAAAAATAATTTATCTGTATCTATTACTGAATATTACGATAATTTTTCTCAATATTTTAATAGAGAGCCTGACGTTGAAGTATATGGTGCTAATTTTAAAGAGTATGAGCCGGGAGGATTACCTGAACAACATAACCTTTTTTTATCTTTAGAAGGAGATATTATTAATAGAATATTTGCTAATGTTAGTCAGGATATTAGAGAATTAAAAGAAGCTGATAGTATATTACATTCTAAGAAAAGACAAACTGAAAAATTTATTGGAAGTGATTTTTACTACTTATCAACAGATAACAATGGAACTCCTGAGGTTGGTATTTTATTTAAAGCTGATAAACCATATGCTAATTTTTTAAATCAGGACTACCCTTCTACTGCTTCAATTTTCTCTAATGAAGTAATAAGTGAAAGAGATTTAGGATTTTTTAGATCTCATAATTCAGCTATAGTTACTATACAAGGAAAGAGAATAGATTTTTACGAGAAAAAATCTTATAAACCTAATCAACTTTATATATTTCCAGATCCTAACTTATATACTAATAATGATCAAATTTTAACTTTTATAGTTGATACATCTAGATCAATTAACAATAGAAGTAAAGGGGTAGCTATAAATCAACCTAATGCCGATAAAGAGAGTACTACGTTTATAGGATATACATCAGAAATACCTAAAGAGAGAAATTTAAATACTGATTTATCTTATCTTTATGATCAAGGTTATATTGATGATAGTAAAAAAGATATATTCGGTAACATATTTGGATTAGTTAAAGACAATAATTATTATAGACAAAATTTAATATCTGAATCTCCTAAAAATATTCTAAATTTAGTTCTAAATGGATATGTATTTTTTGATGACCTTTATGGTGAAGGTTTTAATTTTAATTACAGTACTTCCGATAGTTCAACCTTTACTGAGACAATTAGATCAGGAATTAGTTCTTTTACTAACGGGTTAACAGCAGGGGGTGATTTAAAACCAAATATGCCTCTTTCAGCATATCATATATTTGGTAGATATTTTACTCCTTACCAAGAACTCAAGCAACCTTCCAATTATCTTGAAGTCGACTATACTAGACCAGAGTCAATAACCTTCGATGCTGATGTAATAGAAGGCGCTTATTTTAGATTTTCTGACACTGAAGCATTAACGGATCCTGTTAGATCAGGATTAAGCGCATATACAGATTCTTCTGAGCAATTTTATTTTTCTGATTTAGTTGAAGGAGGAGTGGGTTACTTTGATGGTGGTTATACCATAATAAGAGCTTTAAGTGATAGTTCTGATTCATGGACTGAATCAATGTCGGGTAATTTTACCTATAACGTAAGATTGTCAGGTGATAATGGAGTTAAAAACTATGATGCTAGTAGATTTACTGATAATATTATTTTTAACTACACCCAAGCTGAAGAAGGGTTTATATATAAGGATAATGTATTTGAAACTACTTCTTTTTCTTCTGTTCAAACTGCTAGTGAAGAATTATTTAACCGTAAAAATCATGTAGGTAAAATTTATGTAAAAAATATTAATCAGCATCCTGATAATCCCTCAGTTAAAGAACTTACTGAAACTTTAGATTATTTAAGCGGTAAGTATAATACTACAGTTTGTCATGAATTATCTAATAAAGTAGTAGAATTTGATATATTATATAATACTTTGTTTATAGAAACAAGTTCATTTTTAGTAACTGAAAAAACAGTATATGAAGATAACAAATTTGTATCGCCAAATACATTTACAAATTCAATAGATATAAATACTAATTTTTTTGATAAAGTAAGTAATAGATTGAGAGTAGGAAGTGATGTATTTTTCTGTAAAATGGTAAGAGAGCAACTCACTTACAAAAATAACAGATTATATCCAATAATTTATAGATATAGTTATGCTAATGATAAGACTGATCAAATATACCCTACTACAGGAAACCCTGCTGTATCTTCCTCTTGTTATTTTGATCTATCTACTTTTGATTCTGTTTATATAGAAGCAGGTAAACCTAATTTAACTTATAGCAGTGATAATGAACAATTTAATTTAGCTGTAATAGTTAAAGATCAAAATAAAGCACCATTACTAGTAAACTACTTATTTGAATATAAAGATGATATTAGATTTTTAGATTCAACTTCATTTGATAGTAACAATGGTAGATTTACAGATATATTCTATAATTCTACAACTGATAGTTTAGATTTAACTAACGCAAACTTTATTTTGAAATCAAATAATCCTACAGTATCAGCTAACTTTACTAACTTATCTTCAACATCATTAATTTTATGAACACTTTTACTCTCTCCATATCTTCATCTAATACAGATATAAATAGACAGATAGTACAAAAAACTATCAACTTATTTGATTTGACGGAAATGACACTAGATATTTCTAATATATATACTGAAATATTTCCTAGTTATTTAAGTATTGATTGGGGAGATGGGAGTCCAACTATTCAACCAGATATAAAAATATATAGAGATTATAAAACTGAATCAATATTTCCTGAACTTCAAAAGGGTGTTACGCCAGTAACTTTTAGTACTAATTATAAGCATAGATATTTCCCTTCTTCATACGCTTTAAAGAAGTCGTTAATTTTTAAATTAAATGTTGGGTATATTACCGGCGAAACTATGCAATTGAGTGCACCAGTAGTAGTTCATTCACAAGGTTATTATGAAAATGTAGATGATATAGATATAATTGGTCTAGATCTAATTAACGATGCTAATAATTCTTCACGTATATCTTTTCTTACTAAAAAAAACAATTATATAGTACAGTTAGATAACAAATCTTATAAAGAGAATAAACAATAAATATATAAAATGGGGTGTTTAGTAAAGTCAAGTTTAAGTGCTTTAAGTTCAGTACAAGGTACTGTATGCCCTACCGACTTATCTTTAGATCAATATAAGCAAACTTTCAGCGGGGGGTTTAGTTTTAACTTTATATCAGCTCTATCAGGTATACAAGATTTTAAAAAATTAAATCATACCAATTTTTATTTAAGTAATGAATTTTTACTTGATAATGTAACTTCCTATAATGAAGTTAGTGTAAAGCCCGAATCTTTTTACACGACGCTTAATTTTACTACTTCAAGTGACAATTATTTAAATTTTAGAGCTGCTTCATTAAGCTCATTTAAGAATAATGATAATATTTTTGATTCAGAATTTTATGGTAGTACTACATTTACTGAAGTTTTATCTAATGCTAATAACTTTGAAATAAAATTTATAGATGATTTTACGTGTAGCATAAGTACTATAAACAATAATATAAAATACTTTTTAGTAGTTAGTGATAATATAGAATATAGAACTAGTGCTAAACCGCTTTTAGGTGGAGGAACGATAACTTATTCTGACAGCGTAAATAATAAGCGTAAAGTATTATTTGTAGCTGAAAATAAACTTATTGATAAGAGCTCGTCTTATCTAGAGTATAGCTTAATAAAATATAAAACTGATAGTTTTATAAATTTATATTCTAGTAAAGAGGATGGTAAATATGCCATAATTGATGATGGGGGTATAGTATATGCGGAGTTATTATTAGAAGAAAGTGAGCTTAATCAATTTTATGTGTCTAGTAATTCTATAAAATTAAATCAAGAGGTTAACGTTTCCGTACCATCTCCATACAACACTTCATTTGTTACATATGATAATGAAGGAAAAATTGATAATAGTAAAAGCGATTTTCATCTACCTTCAAATTACTTATTTTATTCTTCTAGCAATAAAACCGAATTAGATTTTAATTTTTTCAATCTTAAAAATATAACTAATACTCAGGATCAATTTACCTCCTCTAATAATTTATTATCTACTTCTGAAACAACAATATATAGCCAAAATTTAAGAAAGTATACTTCAATATTTTCAGATATCGATAGCGAAAATAATGAAGTTTTAGCATTAAACTTTATATATCATAACTATGATTTAACTATAAAGCCTGGTACAACTTTTTTTAAAACACCTTCTTCGATGGAGCCTTTCGATAAACTCAATATTAATGATACTAAATTTACTAAATGCGGCGCCTTTGCATTTAAGAGACCTGATCTCTCCGATAGAGTTTATAAGTTAGATGATAATTCAATAAAAGATGAAAATGTTACTTATCTATGTACTTGGTTATCAGGCGGTATAGGAAAAGAAGGTATCTGGGTAGATAGATACTACTACCCAGATTTAGTTTCAAAAGAAGCAGCTTTAGCGGCTTCTCCTGTTTATAATGTAACTTATCAACAATCAGTTGAGGATTTAATAATGAATAATTCTACTACTAAAAGTTCAGTAGAGAAGAAATTGTATATAGATAAGAAAAGTGATTTAACTTTTGAGCCCAATAAACGATATAAGTATGTAAGAGTTTCAAAGAATGATTTTATTAGAGAGTCACCTACCAATTTTTGTAAAACTGCTAGAGTTAACAATCGTGTAAATAATTATTTTAGAACTATAAATGAAAACGGTGGTTTTAGTTTAGGATTTACTCTACAGAATGAAGCGGGTGACTTTTCTCTAATATCTGATAGTAATGATATTAATGGAGGTATAGACTTTACTAAGCAAGGAGACAGTATAACATTTACATTTAAATTATTTGACAATAGCACTGACGGAAAAAGTATTGAACAGAGATTAGCTCAAAACACTTTTACACATAATTTTAGTATTGATAAATTTGATAAAAATAATATATTTCTATCATTTAATGCAATTGAAGGAATATGTAATCTATATTTAAATTCCAATATAATATTTACTTTTAATGTAAATGCTTATCAATTATATACCAAGAAAATTTTATTTGGAGATTTATTTTTGTCGTGGAATGTAAATGATAAAAAATTAAAGAGAGAAATTTTGTACAATGATGCTACATCTAAACTTTTTATAAGTGATTTATATTTAACTTTAGATCCTTTAGAAAAGTATCAAGAGTTAGGTTATGTTTTTGGAACTAATATAGATAATATACAGGATTTATCAATTTCTTTACCTTGTGGAATGAGAAATTTGACTGATACAATAAGAGCGGTTAATTCTATAAATACAAATTTGAAAAATAAGAGTAATATTATAGATATTAATATTAAAAATTTAAACATAAAATCTGAAGTAGCAGATGAAATTAAAGATGTATTATTATCAAATATAATTAAATCTCTACCTAAAACATCAACTATTAACAACGTTAAATTCGTAGATTATAAATGATAGATTATTTTAAATACACAAATGGAGATTCTTTTACGTTAAGTGGAGCAGCTTATACAGGCCTATTTAACATAACTAATGGTAAAGCGTATGCAGGTAAGTCATATAATACTAATTCAAAATTACTAAGCGCCAATAATACTTTTCTAGCTGATTGTTTTTTAGATAAATTTGAATTCGATAGAACAGTTTCTCCAGTAGATGATAATATCTTAAAACAGCCTCTAATATCACCAAGAAACGTTATAGATCAAAATTTTATTGATACTAATTTAGGTATTTTAAATTCGAATAATTTAAAAATTTATTCTCAAAATATAATAGCTAATCCAGATCTTTTTGATTTTATAAATTCATCAGAAAGTGGTGATAGTTATTTTCTAGGATTGTCAAGTGGTAAAAGAGATGTAAGAAATGATGATATTAAACTTTCAAAAACTAATAGTTACCCGTTACAAATTGATCCTTTCAGCTTTACTGAAAAGGTTCCTGGTATTGATGTTTTAGACGATACTAAAGATAGTATGATTTTTATATATGATGATGAGTCATATTACTATTTTACTACTACAGAAACTAACTCATATACCTTTTCGGGTTCATTTGTTAACGGAGGAAGTTTAATACGTATTGAAGAAGATATATTTCAAGGAGCTCAAAGATTTTCATACGACAATAACACTGATACCTTATATGCTTTAGAACAAACTAATACAAATTTTATATTAAAGCTTTATGATAATAGTTTTGTAGCTCCTTGTAGAGTTTTAAAATTAACTGATCAAATTACCTTAAATGATAATATTATAGATGATAAAGTAAGCTTAGGTAATAATATTTTAGGTTATAGATACAGAGGAGATGCTGAGGTTACACCAGAAGATAATGTTCAAGGAAGAAGTACCCAGGGTAGAAGATTTCAACAGCAGCAATCACAGTTTCCAATAAGAATAAAGTTAGTTAATAAGTATACCTTCGATATAATTAATACTATTGCTTCTTCAAATCCTAGAGAACAAATTTTAGAGTTTGATATAAGAGACACAGACGATTCTGTCTTAATATTAACATCGTTAGATGGTTATAATGGAGACGAATATTATTTGTATCATTTAGATATAGATAAGATTAGTTCAAAGCAGGGAGAGTATATTTTACCATTTAATCCTAAATTAGTAACTAGATATAAACCTGAAGTTGAGTATAATGTAAAGCCTGGAAAGGTTTATATTTATTTTTCTGGAAATGACTCTAATGTATTTACATTAGATGATGAAGGAGCAGTTTCTACTAGATTTATTTCTAATCCTGAAAATGTAGCAGGGTTTCCATCTATAAAAAATTTACTTTATTTAGAAGACATGTATTTTGATGGTACAATAGAAAAATTTAACTTAATACAGAAAAAATTTAACTCGAATACTTTACCTTCTAATAATTATAATAATCTTAATTTTTTAGTCGCTAAAAATAATACTGATCTATTTTATGTCTTGCATAATGTAGGTAGAATATACCTTCTTAAAGAAAGTAAGCTTTTATATAAGAGTTTTGTTCCTTTAGATTTAGCAAAACTATACAAACAAATAGTTAGTTGTGAATCAAGCTTAGGTATATCGGTGAACAGTGAGTTACAAAATTTAATTAAAGATACTGTAAATGTATTTCTTAATGCCAGTGTTATTCCTTTTGAAGAAATAAGAGATGGTATACCGGTTTTAGGTAAGTATGTATCGTATGAAGGTATAGATATAAACTTTAGAAATTTAGAGTTTCATGAAAACGAAGAAGTTAATTATGATACAGTTTCTAGGGTATTCAATGAAATATATAAGTTACAAGAATTAATTTTTAATATTATAGTTACAGGTTCAAATCAAGAAGAATTATTAGAACCATTAGTAGTTCTAGAGGAGGAGGATGTAGCAAGTATTGAAGAAAATTTATATACGTCGGGTAATGAATACATACTAGAGGATACTGGTGAGATATATGTGGGATTTTATCATATACACCCTGAAAAGGGAGCTATGGTAGGGCCTCTGCATGTAGACACTCCGCATGCTTATTTGATACCTTATGTTGAAAATGTAGAATCTACTACTAAGAGACCTACTATTTTTTATCAATCTAACCAAACAACTCAAAATATTACTAGAAGTTCTTCTGGATCTACTTCATCTAGTGGTACCACAGGTTCAAGTTATTAAATAAGATTATGGCTAACAAAGGAGAAAGTTTAAAGGGATTAAGGATAGCAGATTACTATTCTTCTTTACTACATCTTAGTGGTGCAAACACTCCTACAGCTACGACCAATATGACTCTTCAGTTCATTGGCGATGTGGGAGTTCCCGTAACTACACAAACTAGAGAAGGAAATAATTTAATTTATGATGGGTTAGGTAATACAACTGGTATCCATATTAGTAGTAATAACGATAGAGTTACATTTAATAACTATATCATGCCGGCAGCTACTGATGATGAAATTAATTATTTCATCGCTCAAGAATTTTATACTACTAGTTGGTCGCCGTCTAGATTCATTCTCGGGGATGTTATTCGTGAAGCTGTATCAGGAAACGCTATAGAATTTTTAGAAGCATTTTACCCTATAAATAGCATTATTTTAACTGCAACTAACGATAACCCTACAAATAGAATAGCAGGTACGAAATGGGTTCTTGAATCAGGTGGAAGATTTACGGTTGGAGCGGGGGGTGAAGAAAAAACTTTTTCTCCCGGGTATGGGGGGTTTTCTTCTGGAGATATAGCAGGTGAATACGAGGTTAAATTAGATAGTAATAATTTACCAGCTCACACACATGACGTTAATGTAAGGACGTTAGAAATTGGTAATACTATTTTTAAAAATATATTTTGTTATTATTTTGGACCTACAGTTAATCCGCGTGGATTAACAGAAGAATTAGCTTTTAGTGAAACTTCTGATTTATTGCCTGATGTTTCTGATAACCCTTATTCTTATTTTCTCGGTCAGGATGAAATAGAAGCTTTTCAAAATAATACCCTTTTTGAAAACCAAGAAAATTATAGGGATTATTTAATAAAAAAGAGACATGAAGAAGGTTACCGGTATACAGATACTGATTTTGATCCTAAGTTAGCTAGTTATTCATTAGCTGGGTGGGGAGGTTCAGTTACAGGAGGACCGGGATGGGGAGGGTTTCTTCAAACTGAGATTCCTAATACTAAAATTTTTATAACTTATAGCCCTAGACCCGTGGGTGTAACATGGAATTCACAGGGTATAATTTTAGAAGCTGCAGATTATGATCCACGAGACATAGATAGAGTACACCCTGGAGTTTTTAGCTCAGAAAATTTAATAAAAGCACGTAATATAATTATTGATGTATTGGGAGAAGAGCAAGCAGCTATTGCTTTAGCGGGTGTAAATAGATTACGAGAGTTAGATGAACCTGTAGAGAATGCTTCATTAAATTTTTATGTTAATGAACAGGTTAAAGGCTCTACTTTAGTTCGTTCATCAAATACTGGAACAACAACCAGTCATAATAATATTGTACCTAACTATGGTATATATATGTGGAGAAGAGTTCCTTTGGATTATATTGAGCCTGAATATGAAGTAGGAGGTAATACTGAAATTATACCTCAAGGTAATATATTTAGAGGTACTATTACTACTAATAAAGAAAATTTAAGATTAGATGATTGGGCAAGAGATAGAGGATGGAATGGTATAGATCCTGCTGAAATTACAATAAATGCTGGAGTTTATATATTTTCTGATGATACTGATATACCAGCTTTAACTACTGGAAACTGGGAAAACGGTTTAACATTAACTAATAACGGGTTTATAATGGGAAGAGGTGGCGATGGTGGATCTTTGGCGGCAGTTAGAAGATTAGATGTAGCTCCCCCTGAAGGTAAAAGTGAATGGTCTGGTTATGATGGTGGAGATGCTATATTTGTAAATACACCTGATCGTGTTAATATTATTAACATTAATGGAGCTATAGCAGGAGGTGGCGGTGGTGGCGCAGGAAGCGGTACAGGTAACTTTGGTGGAGGTGGCGGTGGCGCTGGAGGCGGTAATGGTGGTCTAGGTGCTGGTCCAAATCAAAATGAAGCTGGTGGTAAAGGAGGCGCGCCTGGTGAACCTGGTGGTGATGGGGGAAATTGGAAAAATCTTACTACTGATAGAATATACTCAAGAAGAAGAGCTTTTTTGCAAGGTAGAGGCGGACAAGCTGGTGGCGGTGGATCAGGAGGATTTAAAGCTAAAGGTAACGATCCACATGGCGGTGGTGGGGGAGGAGGGAGAATTCTTACTATAGATTCTTCTGGAGGTAGAGGTGGAGATTATGGTGGAGGAGATGGAGGTTCCTCTAATCGAAAAGGTGTAACTGTAAATTCACGTGAAAATGTCCCATGGGGTAATGCTGCAGGAGGAGGTGGATGGGGTGCCGATGGAGGTGATTGTTTAAGAAAAAGATCTGTTAGTGGCGTTTCTGGTTTACCTGTTGGTGGTAAGGGTGGAAAAGCTATAACGTCAATAGAAAATTCTCAATACACTATAACCGGTGGTATTATATACGGTGCACAAGAGTAGTAGTATTTAAAGATTTTAACATAAATAATAGTATGCCTGAAAGTTTAGAGAATCAATTTATATCTGATTTATATACTTCTCTTTTACATTTAAGTGGAGCTTCATTAGGTGAAAAAGGACCTCTTAATAGAGTTTATGATGGTGTAGGTAATCAAACTGGTTTAGCGTTAAGTGGTGATAGAGTTGTGGTAAGTAATTATATATACCCACGAGGATTTACTTCTAGAGAACCGCTTGAATGGTTAGATAGTTTTTACCCTGTAGGAAGTATTCAATTAACGCTTGACAATAATAATCCTACAGATAGAATTGCAGGTACTGTATGGGAACAAGTAGCTAAAGGTAGATTTCTAGTAGGTACGGGGACCTTTACAGATAAAAATGGAACTACAAGAGAGTTTTGCCCCGGGGGTGAAGAGGAAGAAGCTGCAGGTAATCGTGGAGGCAACGGAGATACAGCGGGTGAATATCTAACAGAATTATTACAAGACAACCTCCCAGCCCATACACATGATGTAAATATTGGAGCTTTAGATGTGCAGATACCTAACCCTGCAGGTATAAGTACTTCATTCCAGGCTCCAAATGTAGGTATTACTGATGCTACATTAACGTTTAGAGAACAACAAAGAGCTAGATTAGCATTAGGTACTAAAGTATATGCTTTTCCGGGTGATTATGAAAATCAGTATTTAATTAATTATAGAGATTCTGCATTTGTTGATCAATGGCAATCCTATCCGTGGTTATATGCATTGGATTTTGGATTTGAAAGAGGTTCAGCGGCTAATTATTCACAATCAGTTAGAGCTTCGTATACGACTAATTGGGGGATTAATTATCAATTTAAAGAAATGATAGGTATATGGAACGGTGAAACAAGATTTGTTTCTGATACTCGAGTTAGAGTTGGTACTGTGGCGGGAGGTAGAAGAGGAGAAATAATTTTAGCTAAATCCCCATATGAGTATGCAAAAGAGCTTGGAGCTGTAGATATTGGTGAAGCAACTGCAGGAGATTTTTTAACAAGAAATAATAACGTACCTATTACTACTGCTCCATCAGATATAATAAATAGAAATGAGAGTGCAAATAATACTCGTGTATCAGCTGCAGTAGGTAATAATTTAGCACATAATAATATACCACCTTCTTATGGGGTATATGTTTGGAAAAGAATAGCATAAATTTATGGCAAATGTAACTATAGTAAAATTAAAGGTAAGGCGAGGATCAGACGCTCAACGTAAAACTATTGTCTTAGATCAAGGAGAAATTGGTTATACATTAGATACTAGACGTTTATTTGTAGGTGATGGATCAACATTCGGTGGTAGGTCAGTGGGTACAAAGAATATAGGCCCGTTTACTGCAGTAGGTGATTTAGGTCCAGATAGTTCACCAGGTATGCAGATAGGTGATATAGGTTATGCAGATAGTAAGTTATATATGCTAACTTCAACTAATTATGATAATGCATTATCAGGGTATGCGTATATAGGTAATTTACCCGATGATAGTTTTTTACAGTTTGATGATAATAATAAATTAACTATAAAACCTGGCGCTATGGATGCTAGCTATTTCACACCAGGATTTTTTAGTACAGGCCTACTATCCTCGTGGAATGGTACTACTAATGTAGTTTCAGTAAATACTAACTCAGCTTATTTTGAGCTTTCAGCTAATACCATTACTCCAATAGCTAATTCAATAACTGAAAGAGAAATTAAAACTACTGCTCTTTCTTCAGGTTTGATAGGAGGAGATAATGTACCTTTAAAACTTAACATTAACTCTGATCAATTCGAGTTTGATATCGACCAAAAATTATCTTTTAAATCAGTTGGTACTAGAACTATACCAACATCAAGCTGGGCCGGAGCTGAAGGAAGTAACTTAGCGGGCAGTGGTTTATCTTTAAACGCCTCGCAAAATTTACAAGCAGACTTAAGAACAGTAAATAATAATACATTTTCAGTAACTGATGGTCAAATATCATTATTTGGAGCTACATCATCAGCTCAAGAGTTTCCTTTTTTAACTACAAGAGATGGATTAATTAAACAAATTCAATCTTCTATTTTTGATGTTGTAACTGGCATCTCGTTATCAGGTCAAAATACAAGCAGTCAAATACCTATAGGTGCTATACTACCGCATGCTAAAGCTTGGGAAAATTCAATACCTGCTGGCTTCTTATTGTGTAATGGAGGTAGTTATTCACGAACTGAATATGCTGATTTATTCAAAGTAATAAACACAAGTTATGGTAGCGGTGATGGAAGTGGTAATACATTTAGTGTGCCTTGCTTAACAGGTGGTGGCATGGAAGGCGTATTATACGGTAATGCAGGAGAAGCACCAGGTAACGTAGCAGGTGATAGTAAATTCTTAACTGGTGATGCATCTTCCTCTGGTGCATTACTTAGTGCACTTGGAGTAAATTATATTATAAAGTATAAAGAAGACCCCTTACTAGGAATATTTAACGGTGCTCCTAACTCTGTTTCTAACGGTCTTATAGGGAGTCAAAATAATCAAGTTTATAATGGTTTAAATAGTAATGGAGCAGCTGTTTCATTAAGTTCAGCAGGATTTATAACTTTTGCTTTATCAGGTGAAGTACGTAATCCTGATAGTGAAGAGACTTTTGATAAATTTGCAATACCAATTTTTAACTACTAAATATTAACAATGTCAATAGAAATTTTAGAAAATACTTTAATTAAGCTCTTAGTTAGAAGAGGAACTAACAATGATAGAAAAAACATTACTTTAGAGAGTGGTGAATTAGGGTTTACTACCGATACTCAAAATTTATTTATAGGTGATGGTAGTACTAAAGGCGGTCTAATTGTTGGTAATAAGTTTAAAGGAACAAATGCTGATGTTACTAATCTTGCTCCATGTTTAACAGGTGATTATGGATTTGAAACGAGTACAAATACTTTAAAAGTTTTAGTTGGGGGATCCGGATCAAATGCAACAGATTGGTTAGAGGTTTCTAATCTTTTAAGTTCGAGAGATGGTACTATAGAAATAAATGATCAAAATCAAATTACGGTTTCTGTACTATCTTCAGGTAATTTATCACCAGATTGTTTAGGTAAATCTTTACAATTAGTTGCAGATCAAGTATCCCTGAGTTCTGATATTGAGATAGATGTTATAAGACGAGCCACTACAGAATCAGATAGTTATTTGTCTCTCCCTACGCAATTAAAAATAAGTAATATTAATTATAATTTTCCGGGAGTTGCTCCTTCTAACAATTCTTTCTTAGGCTCAGATACTTCTGGTAATTTAAATTGGTCAGTACCAAGTATTATAAGTACTGGAGTAGCTCCTACAACAGCAAGTGTCTTACCTGTAGGTACTATCGTACCTTTTGCTTCTGCGAGTAATGGTGTACCTTATGGTTGGTTAGAATGTGATGGAGCAGAGTATGCTAGTAATTCTGAGTATTCAGATCTTTCAGCTGTTATAGGTACCGATTATAATACAGGTGGTGAAACTGCTGATCATTTTAGAGTGCCTAATTTATTATCAAAAGCACTTTATGGTGTACCTAATGGTGTTCCAGCTAGTAGTACAGTATATCCGGTAACTACAGGGTCTCATACAGCCCCTAGTCTCTCAGCTACAGGAATGAACTTTTTAATTAAAGCAATAGGTGGTATTACTGCACCTACCTTAACTATAAGTAAGAATTTATCTGCTACGTTAACTAATCCTGCAGGAACAGCATCTGTTAGCAAAACAGGGGTTACATTTAACCCGTTAAGTGGTTCTATTACTATTGAAAGACCTGCTCCGGGTCAAGAAGTCTTTACTAATGCTGGTGATACAGTATTTACTGTACCGGATGGTATACATTATATTAAATATACTGTTACTGGTACAGGTACTAAAGGTGCTGCATCACCTGGAGGTGCTGGTGCTACTGCCATGGGATACCTTTCTGCTTCACCTGGTATTACATTTACTGTAACTGTAGGTGAAGGATTTCAACAAACAGATGCGCCAACAAATGGTCGTGCTTCTTCAATAAAAATTGGTACAGGTGCTGGTGCTACTGCTATAGTAACAGCTGATGGAGGCATTTACGAAGGAGGAAATGGTCAGAGTGCAGCAGAAGGTAATAATCGTCAAACACCCAGTGCAACTGCTGGTGGTACTATCGATACGTCTAGTCCATATATATTAAATGGTCATGTTATTAATGGTGGATCAGGCTTACAAGATACGTCAGGAGGTAAAGGTAAAGAAGAATCATTAGGAGCAGCTTCATATTTTGGAACTTCCCCCGCTCCTGGAGGAGGTCAAGCCTCACATTCAACTAATCCTATAGGTCCTCCACCTTCGAATGGTATTGTTATCTTAGAGTGGTCATAGTGGCTTTTATATATATTTGAATTAACTAAAATATGGAAGAAGTAATCGTTGAAGGATTGGACTACGAGGATTTTAAGACTTTAAAAGAAATTTTGTGTAACAATACAACTTTTAAATTTTCTGATAGTAGTTTATTTGCTAATAATATTGTTCTGATAGAGAAGATAGAAAAGATTATTCAAGTATTTGAAGAATAAATACTTGTATGAATGCAAGTGTCTGGAAAGGTAGTTCTTTATGTGAAGAATTTTCAGATTACGTATTGTATGATGAACTAAATGATAGTATTTTAGTTAATGTACATGAAGATTATCTTAAGACTATTAGAAAGGAATTAGTTAAAATTGGTTATTATTTAGTATTTAAGACTAAACTTGAGATAACTAATTCCTATACCTGTACTTTTATAAAGGGTTGAGTAATTAAATATAATTAATGGGCTTTCCAGTTGACATAAAATTACCTTCAAATGCTAGATATTATAAATTTATAGAAACTAGTAAACGTTTTAATTCAAATTATGACATAACATGGTCATTTGAATATAAGCTACCTAATAGTAATATTCCAGATAGTGACAATTATCAATTAGGATTTTCAACTTTTATAACTAATTTATCTGCTCCACTATCATCTTTACCGGGTCAATTTTTAGGTGATCAAGACTCTGCAGTTAGCTTATCAGCTGTTTCATTACTTACAGAGACTCCTGCTTCTTTATTAACTGAAGGTGGAAATACTATATTGGTTCAAGGGGGTTCCTTAAGTGGTGAAATAGTTAAAATAGCTTTTGATTCTACAGGTATGTATGCTCTATCCGGAAGAGATGAAAGACCGGGTGTAGGGCCTCATTTAATAAATAGAGAGAGCTTAGTAGTTAGAGATGTTTTACGTAATGTAAGAGCTAATTCTCCTCTTTCGACTATTTCAAATATTTTTAGCTCTATACCTACTGATACTTTTAGAACTTTAAGATTTAGGTATGTGAATTTAGGTCAAAAGATACATATTGATTTTAGAGATAGTAATACAACTCAATTTACATTATTAACTACTATTAATATTGAACCAAGATTAGAAGCTTTTGATAATCTTAATAATATGTATTGTGGATTTTCTTTATCAACCCCTGTTTCAACGTTAGATACAGGTTTATCTGCTAAGGACTTTTTTCTACGTAATTTTAATGTTGAAGGTTTTGTAGGGGATGAAATATTAACTGAAACAGTTATTACACCTCCTCTTTCAGTTAACCCCAACACACCATATACAACTGTAACTAATATAACTGCTGCATGAACATAACAGATTTAAATATCCTTGGAACTAACCATCAAGTTATTCGTTACCCTGAATTGGGAGGGGGTGGTGTACCAAATTCATATGCAGGAGCAGTAGGATCAGTTGCTATACTATCAATTGAAGTTGATAGACCTTTCGAAAAAGAATTAAGCTATGATATATTTGATGCAAATGGTGAAAAAGATGCATTTAATGATCCTTTAGTGATTGATAGCGGTTTTACTTATGTAACTAATATACAAGGAAAGTTATTTATAATATTAGAAAAAAATTTAAATGGTAAAGCTGACCCCACTACTGGGGTAATGAACTTTATTTTTCAGTTTCGTAACGCAGAAGAGGACTTTGGATTAACTTTAGATACTAATCTTATCACATTACCAGCTCCACGACGTACTATAAAAGTTACTACTAACGATGGTTGTATGATGAATCAATGCGCTACCCAGCCTTCAACATTATGTACACCGCAACCAAATTTTAGGAGTAGTATATATGCTGATTCATCTACTTGTATTAATCCTATAACAGTTAATAACTGTCCTATAGTAACAAATAATACTCCTGTAACTTGTGTAATAAATTCAATCAATCCTAATGACAAAGTACAACCACTTTCATATTGTCCAACACCTCCTCCCACAACCTGCGCCATAGGTACATGTAATTGTTCAGGCACTTGTGGTTGCTTTGAAGAGCCAGGGGCTGGTTGCCAGCTGCCAATAAACCAGGTACCAGTTGAAAGATGTGGAGATTGCGATTCTATTGGAGCTCGTCAACCCGATCCTGTTGAAATAACTGAGGAATCAACAGCTACCACGGAAGAGGAGTATTTAGGTATAACGCCACTAGAGGTAACTGAGGAGTCAACAGCTACCACAGAAGAGGAATATTTAGGCATAACAACTGATACACAAGAACGACCAGAAATAACTGTTGTGGTTGATGAAGTTGTTAGTACTTGTGTAGACGTTAGTACTTGTGTAGACGTTGAAGAGGAAAGAGCACGTATACTTGAAGAGCGAAGAAGAATAGAAGAGGAAGCTGCTAGAAAAATTATTGAAGCTCAAAAGGCGCAAAAAATTGAAGAAGAGAGAAAAAGAATACTTGAAGAGCAAAGAAGAATAGAAGAAGAAGCTGCTAGAAAAATTATTGAAGCTCAAGAGGCACGAGAAATTCAAGATCGATTATTAAGAGAACAGAAAGAGAGAGAAGAGGAAGCTGCTAGAAAAATAATTGAAGCTAATAAAGCACGAGAGATTGAAGAGCAAAGAAAACGATTACTAGAGGAGCAGAAAAGATTAGAAGAAGAAGCGGCTAGAAAAATAATTGAAGCGAATGAGGAACGTGAAAGACTTGAAGAGATACAAAGACAGATATTAGAAGATCAAAAAAAATTAGAAGAAGAAGCTGCTAGAAGAATTATTGAAGCAAATAAAGAACGTGATCGTCTACTAAGTATTAATAGCGAAGTTGAAGAAGAAACAGAAGAGTCAACAGCTACTACGGAAGAAGAGTATTTAGGTATAACAACTGATACTGTTACTGATGAGAGAGAGGAAATTGTTGTTGAGGTAGAGGAAGTAGTTACTATTGATACTGTTACTGATGAGAGAGAGGAAATTGTTACTGAGGTAGAGGAAGTAGTCACGCAAGAGCCTTCAATAAACATTGCAAATTCTATTAAATCTTTAGATTCAAGCAATCGAGAAATTGAGAGATTTAATCTTATTGAGGGGTGGAATAAAGTTTCGTTTAGTATTAAAGCTGAAAATATGACGCCTGATACTTTACTAGCTTCAATATTGCAAAATGTTCTCGTAGCTAAAAATAATACTTTATCGTACTCTCCAAATAATCCTCCTTTTCTTAATACTTTAAAAACTTTTAATGTAGAGGAAGAATATTTTATTGAAGTTAATAAAGATGTTAGTTTAACTGTAGTTGGGCAAGTACAGGAAACATTTAGACCACCATTTATTATGGTAACTAATGGTGATGAATTAAAATTTGCTTTAGGTAAGAGTGATACTATTAATATTATAGGAAATATTACACTGGATGAATTTTTATATATACCTGGTAATACTACTATAAGAGGTATTAATAATCCAACTATAGAATCAACAGCAGGTGCTGCTTTTAATATAAGAGAAGATAATATTACATTAGTAGGGTTTACTTTAAAAAACGCGGAAGGTAATAATGGATACGGTATAGAGATAGGTAGAAAAAATAGTAGAAATAATTTAGAAGCTCCTAAGAATATTACAATTGATCGTATAACTTTTGATGGTATAGCGGGTAAAACAGATAAAGCTGCAGCAATAAATGTTTCCGGTTATCAATTTATAAACACTTTAATTGAACCAATAAAACAAGTACCTGGGTTAATTGAGGGAGCTAGCTTAATAAAAAATGTTACTATAACTAATAATGTTTTTAAGAATATACCTAATACAGCTTTAGAGATATGGAATGTACAAGATCTAACAGTAAGTTCTAATATATTTGAAACTACACGTGGTACGCATGTAACCCGTGGTAACGCTATTAGAGCTAATTCGTTATTAAATGCAAAATTTACTAGTAACACCTTTAGAGATATAGGTAGATCGGTTATAGAGGTTACCGGTAATGGTACAGAGGGAGTATTAGTAGAAAATAATAAAATAGAAAGTTTTGGAAGACAGCCATTACAATTATTAGCTGGACAATTCGTTAGCGGGGTTACTATAGTACAGGGAGCTAATAAAATAACGATTAAAGATAATATTATATCAGGTAATGGTTTAGGTGGTGGAGTTGAAATGGCTCAAAATTCATCTGATTTTTTAATAGAAAATAATACTATATCAAATGTTAGTATAGGAGTATCTATTGCTGCTTTTTCAGATACATTTAATGTTAAAGATAATACTATAGATTATTTAAGATACGGGATACAAACTTATCAAATATGGAATGGTAGTATTAGTAATAATAATATTACTCAGCCAGAAAATGTTGAAGAAGCAAATCCCGCTATATCTATAGAACAGAGTAACGGAGTAGTAGTTAGTAGTAACCAAATTAATGGTAATTTTTACTCAACTAACAAAGAAAAAGCTATATGGGTGTATGGTTCTTTTCCAAAACAAGCTGATAGGTTATTGTATGCAGGAGCTAATAGCCAAGCAAGAGAGCAAATGCTATTGTATGCATACGGTAGAGAAAGTATTTATAATAGAGTTTATAAACCACCTGCTTCTTTAGTTACTGACAGGGAGCATAATATTTTTAGAAATAATCGATTAAATGGCGAAGGAGTTATATTTGGATCTCAAAGTGCTAAATTTTTTCTACCCGAAGGGGTAGCTGGTACGGGAGGTACAATATTAGATAGTGACGTAGTAGAAGAAGATAATATAGAATTAGTAGAAAATACTTTTGATAAGGTTGTAGGTAATAATGATGGATTAGAGACTATTGAAGATGAGATAAAAAAAAACCAAACTGATTCATCGCCCGTAGTAGATAGCGGTTCAACTGCTATAATTGAAGATAATGAAGATGGTACAGTTACTATAACTACTATTGATAATGAAGAGACTATAGATAAAGAAGATTTAAATATTATTACTATTGACACTGACCCTGACGTAGGATATGAGGATGAAGAAGATGGAGAATTACCTAGTGTTAATGATATAAATGATTTAATAAATGTTAATAATAATTCTACTAATATTTCAAATGTAGCAGAAATCACTACTAGTACGTGCACCACTACAATTATTACTTCAGAAAAAGATTATCTGGGTGAAGATGAAGATGAGCCATCTATAGTTACAGAAACTCAAGAATCTACTGCTACTACAGAAGAAGAGTATTTGGGTACAACTATTGATACTGATACAACTACTCAAACTGATACAACTACTCAAGAAGAAAAAGAAATAGAGATTATTACTAATGTAGAGGAAGTAGTAAGTAAAAATACAGATGGTACTTTAAATGAAAAAATTGATACAAATATTGAAGAAGTAACTACTATTGATAAAAATACTGGTACTTCATCTCCTGTAGTAGATGAAGAAGAAAGGGAACGTATACTTGAAGACCAAAGAAAATTAGAAGAACAAGGAAAACAGGATCTTTTAGATTTTTTAGAATCCACTAGCACTACAACTACTACTGCAACAAATCCTAATATAGGTGGAGTTGGACCAACAACAACTACTACAACTACTACTACTACAACTTCTGTTGATCCTACTGATACAACTTCTGTTGATCCTACTGATACAACTTCTGTTGATCCTACTGATACAACTTCTGTTGATCCTACAACTACCACTCCTGTTGATCCTACAACTACTACTCCTGCTTGCATTCCTGGTCCTAAGGTTCCTGATATACCGATAGAGTATACGTATAATTTATACGGTCCAAGATTACTAAAAGGTGGTATAACAGGTACTTACCTTGCAAATACTAATGATAAAGATGGTACCTATTACTATAGAGTTCAGCCTTCTGGAGTTATGTCTTCTGATGGAGGCAGTTTTCGTATATCTAATGGAGCAGGTAGATTTGAACTTACAGCAAAAATATTAAATGTAGAAAACTTGCTAGTTAATATAGAATTTTTAACTTCTGGTACAACAGGCCCTCCAAGTGTAGCTGACAATACTTATACAACAATAAATAATCCTCCGGTTCCTATAGAGCCGGCTGTTGATACTACAGATACAACTGATACTACAGATACAACTGATACTACAGATATAACTGATACTACAGATATAACTGATACTACAGATATAACTGATACTACTGAAGTTACTGATATAGTTGATGTAACCACAATACCTGGTATAGTTACAGGAACAGAAGAAAATATATTTATACCTACTACTTTTACACCTACACCTACAACCAGTATACCGGAACCCCCACCGGGAGTTGATCCCCCTCCACCATATATTTTTATACCTCCTCAAATATCTCCTCCATTTATTCCAGCTAAATGCGCAAAGCCTCCAATACCTAGAGTGGGTATTGATCCTGGAGAAGACCCAGATAACCCGGTTATACCTGATCAACCTACTGAAGTAGTAGTAGAGCAGGATATTTTAATATATCCAGCACCAGTTCTACCTTTTACTTTACCTTTTTTAAGTAAAATTAATTTCGACACTAATGTTACTAAAAAAGAGCCTACTCCTTTTTCTTTTGAAGAAGAATCTGAAGTAGACTTAGAGGAAGTAAATGAGTCTTCTACTTTACAAATTAAACAAAACTTATGTGATGATGAAGAAGATTGCGATAAGTTAGGTTTTTAGATATTACCCATAGCAGTTTCTACCTTAAGATCATGCTTCATAGAATGAAATCTTTCATCTATATATTTCTGAAAAGCTAAAGGCTTAATCCATCTATCGTTATCAGTATTGACTTCTTGCTTATCTACAACTTCAAGAGCTTCTACTAAACAGCACCACCTAACTAACTCATCGAACTCCATAGTTTTAGTAGTACCATCTTTAAGATCAAAAGTATATTTTTTATTCATAATATAATTATATTATAGTTCCGTTCCCGGCTTATAATCAGATGTTATTTCAACTCCCTCTACTTTCTCCTCTTTTAAGTTATTAAAATCTTGCTCTGTATAAACTGGTTGTGTTAAAAGCGTGGGGGTAGCTGAAAATTCTATTCTAAACTCATTACCACACTCTTCACATACGTATGTTTCGTCTATATTATAAAATAAATTCGTTGTATACGTATAATTGCCGCAAGGACAAGGAATTTTAGCTTCACTTAAACTTAGCAATTGCTCTAACTCATTTTGAAAATCAGTAGTAAGAACTTGTACTTTATTAATCTTTTTAGAATTATATATAAAACCTACTATAAACTGTATAACTATAGCAAGAGAAAAAGTTTCCCAAAAACCAATTAAATTTTTTAAACCAAAAGCGAATCCTAGAGATACTAATATAGTAATAACTACTGACCTTAATAGAGTCATATAGCTATTTTAGCTAAATCTTCTGGAATATCAAGGACAAGTTCGTTTATTTTATCTATTTTATTATTAATATTATCTATAGCTCCTTTATTAATACCTTTATATGGTAGTTGTGTAGGGCCTTCTTCTGGTTGATCTTTAACACGGGATAGCATGTTTCTTAATTCTGCAAGAGAAACAAATACATTACCAAGCATTTCGTTCATTTCGTTTAAATCATAAGGTAGTATAGGTGGCGCTTTTTGATGCTTTTCATCGTTTTTATACTTTGATTCTTGACCACTAGTAGTCATTTTAAAATTAATTGGTGTATCATCTGGATTAACACTATAAGGAAATTCTGGTCCATTCATATAATTATTTATGCTTGAGAATAAATAATTTTATGACCAAATTCGAAAGACGATTTTTTAAGAAGCTAAACAATATTAACGAGGATGTTGAAGATAGAGAAGCGTTTGAAGCTGAACTTGATGATAATACAGATGCTGAGGATTTTGATGTTGATCTTGAAGTGGATCAAACTGCAGTAGAAGAAGATCCAAGTGTGAAAGCAGCTCAAGCTGTAAATGAGCGTAACGAATCAATGAAAGAAGAGCTTAGAGGCTGGATTGGTAAAATGGAAGAGTTTTTAGATTATCTTAACGGTGAAGAGTCTAATTCTATTCAGCAGCAGTTAGCTAATGCTGAACCAGATACTATTTTTGATAGAATGAAAGCTTCTGAACAGAGAAAGCTAGCAAGAGTTGCAACAGAGTTAGCTGGAGTTACTGAGTCTTTTAAAGGGTACTTAGCGCAGACAGGAAATTCTCAGTTTAAGTATGTTTGATTTCTAAACTTTTTAATTTCTGATAATTTAACAATACCTTCGAGACCATCGAAGGTATTTTTTTGTATAAAATCCCAACCTATTTCATCTACCTTACAAGCTATAGCTATATCATTAAAGTCTTTAAAACGCTTACCAAACTTTTCAGGCCATATAAATACTTTTTCGTTTTGCCTTAATAATACTTCTGATTTAACTAACGAAGCTTGATCAACCCATTGGGAGTCTAATATCCAGACTTTATCATACCATTTTAAAGTATTGTTAAGCTGTTCTTCTTGACGTTGAGTAAAGGATTTACCTCTTTCAGTAATACCTGCTACTGCGATAGAGTTTTTAGTAAAGAATGCATTAATAGGTCCTTCAAAAATATACACCTTATCATGATCACTGCTAACTTTATCTATATTAAAAAGAGTTTTTTCTGCATTAACCTTACCAAGATACTTTGGTTTAGTTTTATTATCCTTATTCAACACTGTTCTTGTTTGGTAAAACTCAATAACTCCAGCTTCATTAATAAACGGTACTACTAAACGATTTTTGTGCACATTATCAACTAAAGATACATATAAATTATCAGGTTTATTTACTGCAGTATCTAATCTACGCTCTTTAATAAGATATCTAACAGCTGTAACAACAGAGTTGCTATTATAATAGTCAAGCTGAAACTTGTCAGACAAATTAATACTATCTTTAGGTAAGGTTTCGACTTGAATAGTTGGTCGAGTTTCTTCTCTATTAACAATAACATCTTCCGCATCAGGTACATAATCCTTAAGTTCTTTAATTATATCATTATCACTACATTTTGATACTTCTTTGATCCATTTAAACGGTTTTCCTGACCAACCACAGTTATGACAAAATATGTTCTCGTTTTTAGGTATATAATAACATCTTCTTTTCTTACCTAATGACTTACCTTCTCTGCAGATAGGACAGCTACATTGATAAACATTATTAAATTTATTATACTTTGGATAAAATCCTAATTCATAGAACTTAAGTATAACAAAATCATCAGGAAGCGATATCATTTAACTTATTATATAATGACTTCATAAAAAATAAATTGTGCCAATCTTCTTTTTTATCTAAAATTCGTTTGAACGAATATTCATTACAATAATCTAAAAATTTCTTATAATTAGCATCTATTTTGACTTCGAGTTGTTCTTTATAATAACTAGCTTCTTCAGGTATCGATTCATACTTATTAAGACAAAATATGTCTGCATTTCGTTGAAATATTTTTTGTTGAGACTCATCTAAAATAAATCCTGGATCATTTAAATATTTTTTAACTGAAGCTTCACCAAATCTTGGTATGCCTGGTACATTATCAGACTTATCTCCAGTTAAACATTTAGCTGTATACCATTGATCAACATCCTTATATCCGGTTTCTTTTTCAAACGTTCTCAATTCAAAATGTTTTTTTCTTATAGGATCATACAACATACAATCTTCACTTACAAGTTGCAGAAAGTCTCTATCAACAGAAATAATTACTTTACTACCTTCTTTTTCTCTACATATATAAGCCACTACATCATCAGCTTCTAACTGACTTGGAAAAATAGAATTTATACCCATAGACTTAAGAATACATTTAATAGTATCATTATTTTGATGAGGTGAACTATCTTTAGATCTATTACCCTTATATGTTTCAAGCATATCTTTACGTATATTCTTTTTATAAACGGGCTTTTCATCCCATACAAATATAGTGTTATCAGGAACAAATTGCTTCACGTAGGAGCTAACAGCGTTAAGAGTAAAGTATATATGTAGGTTATTAACCTGGTCGTTAGAGTGTTTATCAGTCTTTTTCGACTGACTTTTCGCTGTATAATATGTTCGGTGTATTAAATTGTTTCCGTCTACTATCAGGGTTTTCATTTTTATTATATTGAGCTTCTACTACTTTAAATATATCTTTAGGGAGTTCTTCTACTAATTTAATTATATCATTGTTCCTTCCGGAATTAAATGATTCTATTGGAACTTTAATATTCTCCATTTTAGGTATAGAGAGACAACCTATAAAATCTTTTTCTACCTCTACGACTGCGAACATTTGACCGACATAATCTCCTGTCTCTACAGCAAATATCTGGTTTTTAGAGTAAATCATCAGTGTCTGGATTAACACCTTTTATAGTTCCAATTTCTGTTGCAAAATATTTCATTAAAAAAGAGTTTAGTGCTTCTTTTTGTTGGGGTGTTTTTGCAGCTTTTATGTCTAAATGCTTACCGCTAAAGTCATATCCTAACAATATGTAACTATCTAAATATTCACATAAAATAGTTCCTAATCTATTAGCTAATTCTTTACGACTTTTAAAAGATTTACGCTCTTTTATATTATCCTTAAGCGCGCGTTCGACTAACTCCCTAAGCTCTTCATCTTCTTCATGAGAGTTGTCTTTATTTTTATCCATAAAACTATTTATTCAAAAAATTACTTTCAGACTTTTGTCTTACTCCACTCTTTAGAAGCTTTTGAACAACAACTTCAATTGAATCAGTTTTTAAACTAAGGTTATTTTTAAATAATTGATTACCATCATTAAATTGAAATAAGTATTCGCCTCTAAAAGGTGTATTTTCAAAACAGGTAACATATACAGAAGATCCGGAAGGATCAATTAAAACAGTCCACCTTCTAGGGTCTGATTGACTATACTTATTGAAGATACGTAAGGTTACAAAATCATTATCCTTAAGTCTCTTTATAAAATAACCAGGAGTTTTTAGTTTATTCTTTTTTTGATTGATCATTATTGTGTAAGAGCTGAAATTATATATCTTAATTTAATATTGCTTTCTTCAATATCAAATACAACAACACCAAATTCAGTATTAATTTTAACTCTTATATCATCATTTAATAAAGAAAGCAATCTAACGTTATCTAAATTAATAGATATAGGTTCAAGCTCAAAATCAACCTCTCCTAAGCTTAAAGTAAAGTTATCGGTATTATGTCTAGCGCGATCAGTAAGCTCTGCCATTAAAGATTTACCATCAGTATAAAAGTAAATTTTATTAGTTTCGCTAGCGAAAGTACTTCCTTTAAACAGTCTCTGTATAGTAGCTTTATTTAAATTAAATTTTACATCAAATTTAAATTTATTGATCTTATCAATATTAATACTTGGCTTAGTAATAAAACCTTCTTCGTAAAGATGATACTTAAACTTTACACCATTACCTTTATATTGAAGATTGTTACTATTAACTTCAATATCAACTGACTCTTCTTCAATAGTATCTAATACATGCCTTAATTTTTTAACATCAGGTATATTTAAAGTATCAGAAAAGCTAAAGTCAGATTTATATTCACTATGTAATATTAAAGTACTATCAAGACTTGAAGCTAAGCTTACTAGTTTATCTTCTTTAACATCAAAGATAACACCAGTATCAATAATTTTTGAAACAGTATCTAAGTATTTTAGATATTCAGTTTTGCTTTTTAGTTTTAAGGTTTTTGCCATTATCTAATTTTAAACTAATATCTTCTAAAATCAAATTCTGCTTTTTAATAAGCTTTAACAATTCATCTAATTTAGTAGGTTCAGATAAATTAAATTCCATTTGATTAGGATCAACTTCATTAGCAGTTGAAGGTTGTTCTGTCCTAATAGTACGTTGAGCTGCAATTTCTTGAGCTGCTTGCTCAGGTGTAACAGTAGATACAGGGTCAGCTGATTCCCGCGTTTCAGATACTGGAGAATAAGGAACTACTTTTTGAGATTGTCGAGTAGTTGGTATTTGAGCTGTTTGCTCAAATACTCGTTTCATTTGATTTGATGATGGTAATAGATTATTAGAATCACCAACAATCATTTGATCCTGCTTATGCATCTGACCATATGTTTGACCCATAAGCTGCATTACTGCAGCTTTCTCTTCTGGGGTCATTCCTTGATGTGGTTCCATATTAAAGATCTTTTAGTAGTTCGTCAATATCTTCTTCTACAGTATCATTTGATACTACAGCCGGCTCAGGCTCTGCAGGCGTTTCTACCGGTACGGGAGCTGAAGTTGTAGGAGTAGCTGCAGGCTCTTCCGTTCTACAATAATAATGCTCATTAAGCATATCTTTTAGCTCATCATATGACTTAATAGTAAACACTTCAGTTAAGTCATGAGCTCCTTCATAGATACCTTTTTGCTCATCTTCAGAAAGATCAATTTTACCAGCAGGAGTAAATCTAGAAGATACATAAGTAGGATAATCACCTTGCTGTTCTACTTTAATCTTAAAGTTTACACCTTCAGAGCCTAGATCAAAAATACGAGCACCAAACTCTTCTGCATCTTCACCTTCAATAGCTTCAGTAATAATTTTATGAAGCTGCTTACCATATCGAAGTATCTTTACATTACCGTTATTATCAGGATTAGAAGGGTCATCAATAACATAAACGTTAACTAACCACTTCTCTAGACGACGTACAGCGCTCATTTTATCTTTTTCTTCTTCACTACCAGTTCTAAGAACCTTAAATCGTTCTTCAGCGATAGGATCACGCTCACCGAACGTTTGAGGGCTAAGAGCTTGAACGTATTGACCAGTAGCAAAAGAAGTCCATCCATGATTATAATAATGGAAGAAAGTCTTGCTCGGATCCTTAGCAAAAGGTAAAAGTCTTACCGTGTATGTATTACCTGCCTTAGTAGGCATAATTTCGTTAAACTTAGCTGACCCCTTACTATCAGAAGTAGCTAACGCATCTTTTATTGATTGAAACATTGAACTGTCAAAAGTACTCATGCTATAATTATACTGACTATGAGCTAAACTTCAAGAGTCTTTGTTCTATTATTTTAAGACCTTTCTTAGCTTTGTCTTTTAATACTTTGGAACTAAGGAACTTTGCTCTTGTTTGAGCATATAAGTCGTAAAAATCTTGAATAATCCAAGTTAATGTACCTTGTTGTTCCTTTATAACTTTATCTACATTTAAGGCATGTAGTAGATAAAAATTTATTTGATGATTCTTTAAATGTATAAATGGTTCCGGAAGTGCGTCTGCATATTCAGACTCTTTAAACGATTTATATGTTGCTAAAGTTATTTGTTTATCTAAACAATACTCAAAAATAAACTTTAAACATTCTTTTAAAGTGCTGATACTATCTTCGCTATCGGGATTTTGAACTTCTTTATCTTTACAATATAGAGAGTAACACTTTATTGCTTTCCTTGTATTAAAGAACGATAAATCAAAATAATTATCTACTCCATAAACCTTGTATGGAGCAATAAAAAAGTCGCTATAGTTTATATGATTGTATTTAGATAAAAGTAAACTTAATTTTTTAAGAGCTACTTCATCTTTACTTTCTAAATTATCAAAATTTTGTCTAAGTCTAACAGGCTTGTTTTTAGCCTTACGAGAAGCATATAAGTAGCTATTATATATTGACTTCTCTTTCTCTGTTATCATAGATCTATATCTGAATGGGAATTAAGGAACTTTGTAATATATTTCGACTTAGTAATGGATGGTTCAAAGTCTATAAATAGTTTAACTACATCGTAGTTAGTTTCAATAGTTAAAAGCTCTTTTAATATGTTCCTTATTTTTTCTTCTTGTAATACTAATATAAAGATATTTTGTAATGATAACTTTTTGCCTTTCAATTGAGAGCAAAAAGTACAAAAACAAAGAAGTAAATGCTCAGTCTCATCTTTTATTAACGTACTAGAAGGTGCTTGATTTATATTATTGTTTAGCATTGGGTAAATTGTTTAGTTAAAGTTGCGAATTGCTCAGTTAACTTACCTCCTGCTGCAGCTGCATGGCCACCTCCATCACAAAGTTTTTTTGCTAATAAACTTACATCAACATCACAATTTTTATTTCTTCTAAAAGATACTGTTTTGGTTTTTGTATTAACTATAATACTAATATCAGCTTCGTATTTACTTAGTAAGAAATGAGCAAGCTCTCCTACAGCATAATCACCAAAAGTTGCTACTATATTATAATCTTTAATTTTTCCTTTAAAAATATTGTTGGTACTAATCTGCTCTTTGAATTTTTTAAAGAAGAGTTTTATAGAATTTTTTTGATGAGGATTAAATTCGGTTAACCCATTATAAAAGCTACTAATAAAATTTTCAGTTTTAGGAGCATTGAGATTGTAGTATATAGCGTTTAACTTTAACGAGTCATTATTTGATTTATACCAATCATACTGACATATTAACTCAGTAAGATTTTTTTGTTCGTCAGTTAAGTTAAGATGTGTTTTAAATTTATCGCTAATCAAATTTACACAAGAAAAAAAGCTATCATCTATTATCACTTTAGATTTTTTGTATAAATTTTTATTTTTAAAGTGATTAGTATGTGTATCGATAATAACTGTATTTTTTCTATCAGCTAATTGTATTTGTTCAGTATTAAGATCTAAATCTACTATAAAGATTCTATCGTAATGATCAAGTGTTTGTTGAGCTCCTTTAAAGCGACCAGTAAAAGTTGACTCTGTGACATCATTTATACTAAATGTCTTACAGTCTTTATATAACCATCTTAATACAAGAGCTCCACCGGCTCCGTGTAAATCGGTATCGGTCCATACTTGGATATTCACTGTTTATATTTACTATAAGTTCCTTATGTTGCAAGTCCAACTAAAGCGCTTAAAGTTTCGTTACCATCATCTTCAAACTCTATATCATCTGCTTCTTCAATAGATAAAGTACTATAGTCTATACGCATAGCTTGAGTAGTACCCCGAGGCCCATAACGATTTTTCATCATACCGAGTCTAATAATACCTAACTCTCTATCTTCTTCGTTTTGATATATAGATACAATAACGTCTGCAGTAGCAGCCAATCCAATAGATTCAGATATAGTAGCAAGATCGGGATTATCGGTATCAAAACCTGACCTATTTAACTGAGTAGCTGATATAATAGGACACTCAAATATATAACTCATAGCTCGAACTTGCTCAGTAACGTGCTTTATACGTTCATATGAATTATTACCCATAGTTGAATGCATTAAGTTAAGATAATCTAAAACTATAGCATCTAACTTAATACCCTTATCTTGAAACTTCTTTACAAAGCCTTTAAGTTGACTAGGAGTAATAGTAGAGGGAGGAAACTCTTTAATAAAGATCTTACCTTCTTCACTCTTAACTGCATCTCTAATAGTATGAGTATTACCAGCTAGTTCTTTCATAGGTATTTTAGTTACATTAGTACAAAGCCTACGAGCATATAGCAACTCCGACATCTCTAAAGTTACTAATAAAACATTTTTACCTTGCTGAGCTATATTAGTAGCAACATTACCCAAAAAGATAGACTTACCAATATTAGTCTCACCAGCAAATACATATAAAGATTTACCTGCTTCAAGGAAACCACCACCTAAAGTTTCATCTAACCAGTCCCAAGTACTAGGTACATGCCTTTCAACAGAGTTTATATCATCAATCAAGAGATCAATATCGTTAAAAAGATCTAAACCTAAGTCAGTAACTAAATTAATGTTGCATGACTTTTCAAACTTATCTAATACTACAGATGTATCAACTTTACCATTAGATACATCTTCAGCTACATTAAGCATAGTATGATATACAGCTTTCTCTTTTAAGAACTGCTCAGTATTATCATACAACTCATCATTATCTAAATCTTTATCTATATCATTAAACGATACTACCAATTCTTTGAAAGATTCCTTCTGCTCATCAGTTACTAAATGAGATTTAATCTCAGTAGTAGTAGGGAGCTTGTTACGCTTTTCAGAGAACTCTCTTATAATAGTAAAGATACTAGCTATCGATTTATTCTTAAAAAATTCAGGCTTTACAAAATCAGCAACAGAAGCGAGGTAAGTCCCATCAGTAAGAGACTTATAGATAAGGACATTTTCGAAATAGTCTAAGTCCAGTTTACTCACGTTTATATAATACTATACTTTATTTGCTTTTCCACTTATCTAAAAACCACTCTTGACCCTTACTAAACTCTTCAGTAAAGGAAGTTAACCCGGGAGAGTTATGAGTTATCATTATATCACCTACACCTACTTTAAAACCTGCTTTATGACATTGCATTGAATAATCTAAATCATAAAAATGCCATTTTGATGGACACGATTCATCAAATCGTATCTTATTAAAAACTTTTCTCTTAATAGCCATTAATACACCGTCAATAATAACTACTCTATGTGGATATGAACCAAAAGGCGTCATATGTTTTTCTTTTTCGTCACCATGAGCAACTGCTCCGTGTAAGTTTTTAGATCCAAAACCACCACCCATTAGATGCCATAGAGCTGGTGGCTTTAAATCGACTTCAGTTGTACCTGCACAACCAATAACGTCATATTTTTTGAATAACTTTTCTAATCTTTCATCTGTTAAGTTTTCTAAAATGACATCATCATGAACTAATACTAAATTTTGCACATTTTCTTGAATAGCAAAATCGATAGCTTTATTATATACCTTTTGTAAAGAGTCAGTATTGTTTTGCTTAAAAATAACTGATGAATTTTCTGATGTTTTCCATAGAAGTGTATCAGTATCTTTACCAGCAGTAGCTGAAAATATCATATTCTCTATCATATAAACGAAAAGGGTGAATCATGTTTAAACTCACAAACTTTATTCCATCTACGAGTTTTATTATTAAGTCTTACTATTACTCCTTCAGGTACTTCTTTAAGACCCTCACCACCTAACGTAGAATAATCGCCGTTGTTATTGTAGTGTAGTAAAGAGCCTGAACGAGCTAAAAATACTTCATTAGTATCGCAAAAAATAATACTCAAAGCGTAAGTACCTGAAAGTTGTTCTAAAGTCTTCTTAATAATTTTCTTTGCATCAACTATAATCTTACCCTTCTTATGTTCTCGGTCAGTAAAGTATTCTAAGATTTGAACTATAACTTGTGTATCAACGATAGTATCTAAATTATACATCGTATTAAGTTTTTTATGATTAGTTAGTACTCCGTTATGAGATACTAACCAAGATATAGTTTCAAACGGATGAGACGTATCATAATTATAAGCTCTCATTGATGAAGTAGGAGCTTGAACATGACCGAGATAATAATTAGTCCTTGGTTGATAAGTATACTTATCAAAATTTATATCACCTTTTTTCTTTCTTATAAACTGATCATCATCTGATAAACTTACAATACTACTAGCAAAATTACCTCTTTGTTTGTTTGCTTCATAAAGAACCTCAAACATAGAAGTATTAAAAGATCCAAAAATAGCGCACATATAATATGTTAATATATGTTAAATGATAATCAATCTTCCCACGGAAACTTAAAGCCATCTTCCCACATATAAGAGTTATCTACATATCTACTGCTAGGACCATCAGGACCTTCTGCTCTAATACGTTCGCTTAATCTTCGCATTTGTAGTATCCATTGAGTTGGATTACTAATACTTTCTCTATTATCTTTATCTATACGCCAAAAGAAATCAATTGTTCCAAATCTTTTATCTTTAGCTAAACAATTATCCGGATAATCAATTCCATCAATATTATACCACTTCTTTTTCTTTTTCTTAGTTTTTACAATGCCTAAGTTTTTAAGAGTCTTTCTACCTAAACCTTTTACTTTAAACAAGTCATCATTATTTCTAAAAGGTCTAAAACCCATTATTCTAGCTGCTGTAGTTCTACCAACACCGGGTACTTTACACAGCTCTCTCTTGTTCATCTTGTTAAAATCCTTATAATTCAGCTTCATAGGTATAAATATATTATATGAGTTCCTTTAATATTTACGATAATTATAACTCCTTTGATGATTTATTCAACAGAGCAGAGCTTTTAGAAGAAAAAGACTTTAAATCAATGGTAGGGTCTGCTAAGCTTCGACCTGAGTTCGCGAAATATAAAGCTGAAGATCCAAAGACAGGAGAGAAGGCAGCTCCAGGTGGGCTATCTAGGTTAGCAAATATATTATTTGTAACAGCATTAGGAGAAGCACATTTAGATATATTAGATCAGGAAACTAGTAATATTCTTAAAGGAGCGAAATATTCTACATCTTCTACTAGGATAGGGCAAGGTTTGCAAGAGTTAGCCCCTAAAGCGTTTGAAGAGCTTTTTAGAGAAAAAAATCCTAGGAGTGTAGAGGTATCAGAGTATGTTAATGACCCAGAGAAGTTAGAAGAATTAATAAAAGATACAGTAATAAATTATACAAGAAGAGATAGAGAATACATAAAGGATATAGAGCCTGAGGATATAGCTGACGCAGTTGAGGATGCAGTTGATGATATATCTGACGAAGTAAAAATAGCTCAAGGCTTAATGAGTGGTGATGCTGATAAAGTAAAGTTAGATTTTGATGATGTAGATGTTAATATTGAGGGGTTAAAAAATAAGGATGAAGTTGCTGCTAAAATTGTAAAGTTGATTAATACTAAAGATAAGTTAAAAGCTGAACCTACAGGAGTTGGTCTTAATATAGAAGGACCGATCGGAATATTTGGTTCCCAAACTGGTATATCTGATATGTTAACTAGAATTATTACTAGTCATTTTCCAGATGTGAGTGAAAGTGAAGTTAAGGTTACTCTTAATACTAATGAAGAAGATTATGAAGAGGGTCCAAAGCCTATTGAGCCGGAAGGTCCCGCTGCTAATGAGTACGAAGAAGATATTAATGAAGTAGAAGATGAAGAATCTAACATTAAATTTTCCGTAGGCTCAGTAGGAGGTCAACATGGTCAAATTATGACTAAAGACAAAACATTTGACTCTTTAGAAGACGCTTGTGATCATGCTGGTGTTGACGTAAAAGATTGTATCTCTGGTGAGTGGGATGATATGGGCGATGGTACTAAAGAGTACGTAGTAGATGAAGATACAGTAATTATTATGCATGCTGCTAGTGAAGATAACGAGTTTGATGACTTTGATATTGGACCACAGTCAGATGAAAACGTACCTGACGATTATGAAGAGGTTTTAAAAGCTATGGCTACTAAAGATAAAGAAGAAATCGCTAAAGACATGCTCAAAAAGCAGCTCAATGGTGAGAACGAAGAAGAGCTTCAGGTAGAGAGCGCTACTGCAGCTTATTTAACTGAGCAAAAACAGAGTGATAAACGTAATAAGAAAACTAAAGTTAAAAATCAATCCTTCAAGGAAAGATACAAGCCTAAAACACATTGGCAGTTAGAAGAGCTTAGACGCTACGGTCTTTAAGCACATTCTCTGCAATTATTCTCGTCATAGAGCTTATTCAACTTATCTTGTTGAATGTAAGTAATAGGATCTTTATAACCTGCGTCTACAAATCCCTTAACTCTCATACTACTTGATGGAGTAGTTGCATCTGCGATTAAATGATAACCTTTACCATTCTTTTCTACCTTGCCATCTGAGTAACAAGTCCAAGTATCCTTAAATTTAACTCCAAGTCTAATACCTTCTTTAATAATATCAGCTTTAGACATTTCGAGTAAAGGAGCTTCAATGTTAATTCTATTTTCTCTATTAAGATCGGTTACTCTATTAACGGTATCAACAAACTCTTCACTTCCATCCCAATAACCAGCCAATGAATCTACCTGCGCGGCACCGTACCATACAGTATCGGCACCTACTCCTTCAGCATACGATGAGCAAATAGATAAAAACATTAAGTTACGAAACGGTACATACGATACAGGTTGAGCGTCACCTGCTATCTTACTAATATCAGGGTTATCAATATCAGGATTAGTAAGTGATGATGTTGGAGCTATGTCTTTAATATACTTTACATCGAGAACTTTATTAGTAACCTTCATATTCATCCAGTCACTAAACTGAGTATTAAAGTTTTTTATCTGTTTATCAACACAAGCAAGTTCTCGTTTATGTCTTTGACCATAA